TGCTAGTGGTGGCTCTCGTTCAAAAGCGGGGCACCTCAACCGAGGGGTAGAGGGTCGTCCTTCTCCCGCGTGTACACGGCACCCAGCCGCTCACCCGGGGACGGCTTGTAGTCCGTCTGGTTGCGGTGCGCGTCAATGGCGGCGGCGGCGTAACAGGTCGCCTCATGCACATCGAAATACCCATCGTTCTCCGGATGATGGCAGATATGCACCGGGTAACCGCACGAGCACATGCCCTGCTCATACTGCGTGAACGCGACCGCCAGCAAACGATCCTTGGAAGTCCACGAACCGTCACCGCCGAGGAAGAAGCTCGGCGGCTGACGGTAATCACGGGCCGTCTTCAGCAGGCTGACTACCCCTGGCCACTTCCCGGACCAGAGGACTTCCGCGAGAAAGGGACGGTGACCTCAGGCGCTTTCATGGTCGCGAGATTGGACGCGGTCGAGATCATCCCCATCTGAACCGAGCCGATCGCCTTCTCAAGCTTCCCAAGCTGCTCGAACGTCAGCTTCGGGGACACGAGGGCCGCAGCGACCACACGCCGGCCAGCGTCCGCCGCGGACTCGTTGGCGGCCTTCGACTCGGCCGCCAGAGCGTCAAGCTCATCTTTCGTGAGGCCCTTCACGCTGATCAGCAGACCGGACGCGTGGAACTCCTGCGCCTTCGCAAGATACTCAGCCTCCAGCGCTGCGGGGTTGTCAGACAGCGACTGATCCTCTTCCGGGATCCGCTGAAGGTCTTCGATACGCCGCTCGAGCTCGTCAAGGTCAGCGAGCAGGTCAGCACGCTTATACACCGTGACAGAACGCTCCGGGCGCTTCGCATCCGATAGCCATGCGTCAAGGTCGAAATCCTCAGCGGGCTCGAGCGGCGCAACCGTCTCTTCAGGCTGGTTCGTCAATTCTTCACTCCACAGACTCGGTTCACAGACTCAGAGGGGTAGTGAGGGCGGGCAGGGGGAGTCTGTGGGCACCCCTGCCCGCCCGGTCTTGTTACGCGGCGATCGAAACCCGCGGCCACACTTCCTGAACATGGAAGGGCTGGCCGAACTTCAGGTACGACGCGTAGTCCTTCGGAGGCTGGTTGTCGTCCGTCAGAACCTCGTACACGTCCACCACATCGCCAACCGCGAACGGCTGGTCGGACGGCGGGCCGACACGCTCAACGAGCCACACACGGATGCCCTTGCCGGTGAACGTGGACCATGCCTTGTCAGCAGCGGTCTCGCTCTTGCCCGTGGAATCGAGGTAGCGGAAGAACGTCATGTTCGCCTCATAGTTCGACGCACCCGGCACCGAGGCGTTGAGCTTGTCGGCAAGCGAAGGCTCATTGACCTTGTCGGCACCCGTTGCACCGAGCTTGTAGTCAGACTTCATGATGGCGTCCGACAGATCGGTGCAGTTCGCCCCGGTCAGGTCAGTCGCGAGGGACAGGGCGCCGGCCGTAGCGGGCTTGGTGGTAAGCACGGCACACTTGACGGCGCCGATAGCAAGGGACTTAGGCATTGGTCACGCCTTCCTGGTTTGTCGTTTCAGGGATAGCCGGTGGCGCGACCGCCTCCGGGGCATCTGGGGGAGTGGCAGAGAGATTCGGGTTGACGCCATCCGTGATCCACGATTCGGGTACCGGATGCTCGAGCTTCACGCCCGTGTCCTTCCGCCATGCATCAATGAGCTTCACGAGCCCTCCAAAGGTTTAGGCTGGGTCGCTGGTCAGGTCGTACTGATCGACCGCGTAGAACGGGTGCCCATAGCCGGTCACCGTGACGGAAAGGTCAGCTTGGATCGGCATCTGCGGGGACTGCATGAGCGGGCCACACGAACGGCCGGCCACAACGGGGCGCTTCCGGTTGAGCGCGTTGCGGACGATCTTCACCATGACAGCGGCAGAGTCGAACGTCAGACCCGCGACAGTCGCGTACACCTTCAGCGTCAGAGTCGTCGGGTTGTCCGAAAGCGACTCAGTATCCTCAGTTCCGGGATCGCCCCAGATCACCACATACGGGTACGTCGGGTTGTCAGGGACGACGCCGTTGTAGACCTTCGCTGACGACGGGATCAGGGCGCGGACAGCGGCATAGTGTGCCGCGATATCCGCGCTCACAGCAGACCATCCAGAGTCGCCTCAAGAGCCTGCTCGAACCCGGGAGCCTCACCCTCCAACGCATCCTGAGGGTTACGCACAGAACGGCCACCAGGGCGAGACGTGCCGAAGATCGCGATACCCGCGAGTGCGGCGGCTGGGCTGGCCGACTTGTCATAGCCGATCTCAGCCTCAATCGACGCATCCCCCGCGAACTGGAACACGTTCACGTCGTAGGTGACGCTCTGGGCTATCTGCTTGAAGTGCTGCGACATCCGAGCATCAGCCTGCATGGCCTTCTTAATGTTCAGCGCCGACTTCTTCAGAACAGGCGGGATCTTCTTCACCGTCCGGGGCGCCACATCAATCAGGTCAGCCGAAAGCTGCGCCAACCCTGCAACACCCTCAATCTCGATGGCGTACGTCATGCGACTATCTCTTCCACCCCGAGCCGCCTAGCAGTGCCAAGCGACTTGTTCATGAGACCAACCACCCGATACCTACGGCCCCCGAGATCCGCGTCATACGTCGCCACATCGAGCGTGATCTCGTCATTCACGAGCACCCCAACAGCAGAGACAGGGATATCCACCTCGTACCGCTGCTCAATGAACTCGTGAAGGCCACCCGACTTCACAAGCTCACGGTTCGTGAAGGTCTGCACCTTGCACTTGCCCGAGTACACGACCTCGTAGGTTGGCGTGACAGTCCCAGTGTCGGGATCCGTGGCGATCCCGGTCTGACGCCGGATCGTACACTGATCGACCATCAGCGACTCAGCCAACCGCCGCCCGCGATACAGAACAGGCCCGACACTCATACGGTCCTCACAACCTGAGCGCCATTACCGAACTGAGCAGCCAACCACTGCTTAGTTCGAGACGGAAGAGTCATCGGTGTGACAGCCTCAACCTCAAGCCCAGTAGCGTAGGACTCCTTGAAGTCATCCACAGCCACAGACGCGAACCTGCCGTTATTCAGCCCAAGGTCACCAGACCGGTACGCATCCAGCCCAGCAATGACCATCGACACCACAAGCTCCGCGATGTCATCCGGGGTGGCCGTAAACCCGTGAGTGTAGGTCACCTGGACGATCTGCGGTCCTTCGATGCCCGGAACGTCCGCAGCGCCCCACCCATCACGCCGGTACAGGCCCGAAGGCATCAGCAGCCAATCCGTCAGAGTCTCACCAGACGCGACCAGAGTCACCGCAGCAACCGACTGGATAGGCAACCCGGGGAGACGGAGCAACTGGCCGTCAAACGCGGCCAGCTGCACCGTCGAAGTGGCTTGAATGATCGGCGCCCCCGCCGCACGGACCACAGCGGCAGACGCCGAACGGATGAGACGGTTAACAACCGTCACCTCACTATCGGCAATGACTACGCCGTAGTCCGTCAGATCGGTGGTGCTGATCAGATTCGCCACTTACTACCCCTTCGAACCCTTAGCCGCCGGCGCGGCCTCTTCTGCGGAGACGGGCGAATCGACCTGGTTGCCAGCGGCGTCCACCCAAACAGCGTGGCCGCCACCAACAAGACCCGAAGCGATCTGCTCGTGAGCATCGAAAACGACGCCATTGGCGCCCTTCACAAGCGCCATCAGGCAGCCGTCACAGACACGATGCCGGCCGGACGAACCGCCTTAGCGCCGTAGACGTGCAGACCACGGATGCGGTCCGCGAACGAGTTCTGATCGCGAAGGCCCTCAACGGACTGGACCTGCGACACGAACGCGAGAGCGGACTTGTGGAACGCGATGATCTGCGGCTTCGCAGTGGTCTGCATGTTCTCGGTCGTGTACGTGTCGAAACCGAGCAGGCGGCCAATGGTCGCATTACGCAGACCGTCCGTGGTGCCAGCGGTCTGCGAGCTCATGAGCTTCGCATCCGACGCGTCGAGGAGAGCCTCGAACTCGGCGTTCATCACGAGAACCCGGTCACCCTGAGGAACAAGAGCCTTGTTCAGGGCCTTACGGGCATCACGGATAGCGTTCCACGCGCTCGTGGCGTCAGTCGGGTTCGTGCCCGGGGTGACGACCGTCGAAGACGAGAAAGCGAGGTTAGCGAGGAACAGATCAGCGTCGTTCGCGATACCGTACGCGGCAGAACCCGTGTACTCACCGAACGAACCAGCGGCCTGAACCCGGTCGATGTCGTCAACCTTGAAGTCAAACGACTTCTCCTGGTTCACGAGCAGCGACTGAGTCGTGTCCGAGATCGCATCCGGCGACGTAGTCCGGCCAGCAGCCTTGTAGTCGTGGATCGTGATCTCAGTCAGGCCCGTGATGTTGACCTGGTTGCCCGAGGTGAGGTCACCCTCGTACTCGCGGTTGGTCAGAGCAGCCCAAACAGCGGTGTGGCGGAAGCCGATGAGCAGCTTCGAGGACCACAGCTGAGGGATGAAATTCAGAGTCGTCACAGCGACTCTCCTTTCAGTTGGTCACACAATGGAGGGGGATTTACAGGCGTCCCTTGAGGCGGTCCAGCCGCCCATCCGCCTCAGCCTTCACAATGGCTTCGGGGGACATGTTCTTGAGATCGGCCTGCGTGAGTTGTCCGGCTGGGGCCTGCTTGCCACGCCCACTGTCGAACTGCCTCGTTCCGCCTTGCGCGGCCAGCGAGGGGTACTTAGTGATGAGGTCCGTGATCGCATCAGCGACGGCCTCAGCATCGACATCGCCATTCGCGTCAACTGAGATCGCGGACGTGTCAATGAGCTTCTGGGCCAACTCAGGGTTGGCGAGCTTGCCAGTAGCGGCAGCCTTGAGCTCCGCGTTGACAAGCTTCTGATTCGCCTTGGCTGTGGCTTCGGCGCTTGCTTCCTGCCGGATCCGCTCGCGTTCCTGCTCGTCGGCAGGCTTGTTAGCGAGATCCTGGGCATCCCTGAGGGCCTTCAGTTCGGCCTCAAGCCGCGCCTTCTCGGCCCGGGCAGCGTTCCGCTCGGCCTTCATCGCGTCAAGGGCCTTCTTACCCGGATCGCCCAGCGCTTCCTGACCGTCGATGTGATCGCCATTGGACTCCTGCGAGCCCTCAGCAGTGCCTTCACCGCCGTCGCCTGAACCGCCAGCGCCAGCGTCGCCGCCAGCACCGTCGCCGCCCTCCTCAAGGAAGCGCACGAACTGGAACTTGGGATCGAATGCTGGGCCGATCGGGTACTGCACAATAGGCGCGAGTGCCATAGGTGATTCCTCCTGGTGAGTCCCCATTGCGGGGCATCGGAAAGAAACCCCGCACCATTGCGGTGCGGAGATGTCAGAAACGCTTGAGGTCAGCAGCGAAGCCGAAGCCCTCGCCGCGGATAGCAGCCAAAGACTGGCCAGCCGGGGTGATATAGCCGTACTGCTCGAGCAGCCGGATAGCGTCGTCACGCGACGTGGCACGCTTGTAGATCTCTTCTGGCATAATGCGCTGCTTAGGGCCGCCGAGGCTCCGGTAATAGCCGCGCTTCGAAGTGCCCTCAGTCGTGACCTTCGAACCGCCCACGGTGGTCTTCATCCCGCGGCGCGCATTCACGACCTGATTCATGTCGGCGCCGTCACGGATAGCCTGCGCCCCGTCCTTCGTGAAACGCTTATTCTGCTCGGCGCGGGACAGCGAATCGAAGTACTTATACGGGTCAGTGCGCTTATCACCAGAGACGTTCTCACCAGCCGGCACATGGATGCATGCACACTGAGGATGCCTCAGGAACCCCGTGTTCCACCGGTAGAACCGGCCAGCCAACACAGCGCACCGCGAACAGCACTTGCCCGAAGTCATGCGGATGTACCCGGTCACCGTGCGGCGGGTGGCGATACCGATCCCGTCAGCGACCCGGCCGGCGTCCGTCACACTGCTCGAGGCGAGCATGAGGGCGTCATTCAGGCCAGCAGCCATCGCCCGGTCAACGCCCGCCCCGTTCCCTATCGCATCAAGGGCCGTGTAAGCCGGGGATGCGAGCAGACCCGCGAGACTGCGGCCATCGCTCGCGACCCCCGACAAGGACGACGGAACAACATCCAACCCGTCATCCTCAATATCTTGGGCAGCCAGAGCCGACTTGACGTAGTCGTTCGCCCGAGAAGCCGCCACAAGCTGAAGCGTCGAAACCGTCTGCACGGCCCGAGGCAGCAACGCCGCCCACGAATCCGAGATCCGGGCACTATCAACCATCTGCCACAGCGCCTGGACACGGTACGCGGCCAGATTCGACAGCTTGACCTGCTCGGCGTGATGATCAGCGGCGATGGCCTCAGCCGAGGCCATTCATCTCATCCGCCTTCGCCTGATCCTCAGCCGCGAGACCGCCACGCGCCGCCTGCATCGACTCCACAGCCGCAGCAAGCGGGTCAGCGGCAAGCTCAGCCTGACGCATCGCCATAACCCGCTTCACCTCATCCGGCCCGAGCCCATACCGCTCAGCGATGTACTCGAACGGGAACCCGACTTGCTTCATCTTCAGCATCGCATCAGCCATCTGCGCCTCAGACCGGTACTGGACATCAGCCCACAGCGCCTGACCCGACGCGATAGCCGTCAAACGCTTCTGATCCGCGCCCTGACACACAGCAACGAGCCGGTTAATCTCCCGAATAGCCGGGTTCACGTACCGGATCCGCTCACGCGTCTTCGACACAAGGCCAGCCTCAGCGATCGTCAGCGACTCGGCCGCCGTGTTGACCATCTTCGCCACCAGATAATGCGGAGGCGTCCTCGTCTGCGCCGCAATGTGCTCAACACACCGCTCAATCACGTTCCCGAACGCGTCAAGCTGGGCAACGGACCATTCCGCGATCTTCGCCTCACCACCGGGCAACCAAAGGATCGCCTCGCCATGCAGCTTGTCGAGCTCAACCGGCCTCTCACCAACAACCTGACCATCAGAGTCAAGGATCGGGATAGCTGGCACATCAGCGCCCGTCACGACCTTCTGAGGCAGCGACGCGGAATCGAGCGCGTTCAGCAGGTACGCCCACACCAGATTGACGCTGTCCTGCATCGCCATGACGCCGGCAATGTCAGAGATCGGGGAATCATCCAAAAGCGTCTGATTGCGGAGCTCAACCACCGGCACGACACCGAGCGGGTTAGGCTCAGGGTCAGCCTCAACACCGTTCACCAGCCGAGGCGTCCAACCACCCAGCACAGCACGGTCGTAGTAGCGGCCATCTCGGTCATAATTCAGGTAGCGGTCCTCACCGGACTCCCGCTGGAACTTGTAGATGAAATCCGGCGTGTACAGGGTCGCGTAATCGAACTTGTCATCAATCCACACCACCAGGGCAGCACGCCGCTCACCCGTCTGCGGATCCGTATCAACAAGCGTCTGAGCGGGATGCTCAAACGTGATCCGCGGCGTCACCCCATCATTCGGAGACACCAATGCAAAAGCACGCGACGCAGCACCGAACACAAGGAACGCCTCAGAAGACGAACCCTCACAGTCGTTAGCCTCCCACACCCGGGCAAGCTCAATATCGAACCCCGTGTTCTGCCCAAACAGGCGGAACCCCGTGTAGTTCATACGCTCAGCACCCGACTGCGCAACCGGCGAGCACCAGTTGTCCGAGAAACCAGAGAACCGCTTCGCGAAATACTCACCGAACTTATCCGAAGCGTACTTCAGCGTCCCAGTAGTCCCACGAACATAGTTCAAACGCTCATCAATCGCAGGACGACGGTAAATCAGCTCATTCGAATACCGTTGGGTCAACTTCTGGGCTTCCTCGAGCGTCAGCAGGCTCACGCGGCTTACCTCCTGGTGCTCGTGCCGGTGTAAAGCAGATTCGATTTCTTCTTCAGGTTCGACCGCACAATGCCGTCAAGACCCGTAACAGCCGCCTGAAACCCGTCAATGCGGGCCGACGACTTCTGCCGGTCGGGCTTCACAGGCCGGATATTGTCGAGACCGTCATTCTTCGTCTCCACAACCGACGCCATCCACCGCATAACCGGGTTCCCGTCCCAACGCATCAGCCCAGCCGTCCATAACCGCTCCATTTCCTTCGAAGCAGGAGACAAGCCAAGGAACGTCTGCGCCACAGGTGCGATCTCAACACCCTTCAACTCGGCGTCAAGCTCCTGCACAAGCTGGCCAGCGAACATCCGGTCATAAGAGACGCGCTGCATGTCGAAGTGCTTGCAATCCCCGATCACAGCGGACTTCACCGCGGCATAGTCGATCACATTGCCCTCAGTCGCCGTGATCCAGCCATCTTCAATCCACTTATGCAGCGGAACCTGAAGCTTCTTCTCAAGCTCATCAACGACATCCTCAGGAAC